TTGAAGCAGCCCAACGAAGCATTGCTACACTACATGCAATGAAAGAGTTTCAAGAGAACTTCTTTGAAAATGGAGCTGTATTCGGTTTAGTTTTAACTAGCGAAAATACGCTTTCACAGATTGCAAAAGAAAAAACAATTCAATACTGGTTACAGAAATATTCAACTAAACAAGGCGGCAAGCGTCCAGTTATCTTAGATAGTGGATTGAAGCCTGCAAATGTATCAAATCAAAACTTCAAAGACATGGACTTTGATCAGTCTATTAAAACGCACAACGAATTTATTATGCAATGTATAGGTATCCCACCCATTTTATTAGCTGGTGGAAATAACGCTAACATCTCGCCTAATCTAAGACTATTTTATTTAGAAACAGTAATGCCAGTTGTTCGTAAGTTTACATCAAGCTTAGAACGATACTATGGATATGATATTGAGGCAATTACTAGCTCAGTGTCAGCACTACAACCAGAATTAAAAGATATTGCTGCTTACCATTCGACTTTAGTCAATGCAGGCATCATTACAGCTAATGAAGCAAGAAAAGAATTACGTTATGAACCAATTACTGGTAATGACGAAATAAGAATACCCGCCAATATTGCGGGTTCGGCTGCTGATCCGTCGAAAGGTGGTAGGCCCACAGATAATCAGCAATAAAGGGGTAATATGGTAGATAAAAGTAAAGTACTGTTTTTAAACAGTTCATTTATCAAGAGCGATACCACCGACGAAAAGACAACTAGTATAACAATTGAAGGGTATGCAAGTACCGATGACGTTGATAGACAAGGCGACATTGTCCCAGCAAGTGTATGGAAAAAGGGTATACAAAATTATTTGAAGAATCCAGTAATTTTGGCATATCACGACCATAGCGAGCCAGTTGGTAGGATGGTAGATCACAGAGTTGACAGCAAAGGATTATGGGTTAAAGCCAGAATTTCTTCAGCTGCTGGCGAAGTTTTTGATCTTGTAAAAGATGGCATCTTAACGGCATTTAGTATCGGCTTCCGAATCGTAGATGCGGAATATGATGCAGCCAAAGAGTTGTTTGTGGTAAAAGAGCTAGAACTGCATGAAATTTCAGTAGTGTCAGTACCAGCTAATCAAAATACACTATTTAGTCTTTCTAAGGCGTTTGATACAGCCGAAGAATTTAAATCTTTCAAAATGCAGTTTGCACCCGACAGCGATTCAGCTAAAGGGCTAGAATCCTCAACGGAAGCAATCAGCGAAATTAAAAAGGAATGGGAAATGGATCCTAAACAATTAGAACAAATGTTGGCTGACGCAGCTAACAAAGCGGCTGAGCTCACTGCTAAAGCCATCGCCGATACACAGGCAAAAGCATTGGCCGAAAAAGCCGCTGCTGAAAAAACAGAAGCCGAATTAGATGCACGCGTTAAAGCCGCTGTTGCTTCTATCTCTACAGGTGACACAGGTGCTGAGCGCTTGATGGCTGAAGTTGAGAAACGTTTAGCTACTGCTGAAGAGTCAAGCAAATCAGTTATTGCTGGATTAGAAGCTGCTTTAAAAGAAAAAGCTTCTGAAATCGAAGCAATCACAAAATCAAAAATGTCTTTCCAAGAAGCCAAAGACGGTATGTCTTATGCTGACAAAGAAAAGGCAGTTATGTTGGGTAAGATGGCTGGTAAGTCATTGGAAGGTACAAAATTTGGTCGCGACATGGTGCAGAAATACGGTGCTCACGTGCCTTCAGCTACATGGGAACTTGAAGTTTCATTGAACATGGAAAATGAAGTTCGTCGTCGCTTAGTTGTTGCTCCTATTTTCCGCAACATCGCTATGCAAACCAACGTGATGACCATGCCAGTGAACCCAGAAGCAGGTTTAGCAACTTGGGTTACTAACGCTGACTTTGGTGCCGTTCCTGCTAGCGTTGGCGCTGCTGGTGCCTCTGCTGGTGCTACACAAACTCACGCTTTCAAAGAAATCACTTTGAATGCTTATAAACTTGCTACAAACGAGTATACAGCATACGAAGAAGAAGAAGATTCTTTGATCGCTTTGATGCCAATGATTCGTGATGGTATGATCCGTCGTGTTGCTCGCGCCGTTGACAAGGCCTTCTTGTTAGGTGCTGGTTCTGGTTCTGACCCTGTTAAGGGCTTGGCTAACTGGGCTACTAACACCACTGCTGTTGGCGCAACTGCTCCTAACACTGTTGCCGCTGGTATGAACGTTGCTAAGCTGCGCACATTGCGTCAAGGTTTAGGTGCTTGGGGTCTCGATCCATCTGAAGTAATCTATATCGTTAATACCGATGTTTATTACCAGTTGCTGGAAGACACAACCTTCCAAACAATGAACCAAGTTGGTACACAAGCTACACTGTTAACCGGTCAAATCGGTCAAATCGGTGGAAGCCCAGTGTTGGTTTCAGCAGAGTATGCAACACCAGGTACTGGCGTTGCAGGTGCTATTGCTGTTAACCCAGGCAACTTTATCGTTGGTAATCAGCGTGGTCTCCGCATTGATACCCAAGAATTAGTTGAAACACAGCGTCGCGTTATGGTGGCTAGCCTCCGTACCGGTATGACACGTGTTACCACTAACTTAGGTAACGCTGTTACAGCACACAAGTACACAGCAACCTGATTTGCTAGTGTAATTGTTAACAAGACCCTTCGGGGTCTTGTTTTATAAAGGTATTCGGTACCTTTATAAAACAAGCGAGGTATTTATGGCAACAAATTTAGTAACAAAAGCAGAATACAAAGCTTACATGGGAATTACAAGTATAAACTCTGATGCAGAAGTTGATTTATTAATACCCAAGGTTAGCGATTTAGTAAAAACATATTGCCGTCGTACCTTCATTGACTTTTACGACGAGGCTAAAACAGAAGTATTTGATGGTGGCTTTAAACAAATTATTTTAAAAGAAACTCCAGTAGTAGCAGTTAACTCAGTAGCTTACAGTGCAGATTACGGTAAGACTTATACTAATCTTGTAAAGTTTACAGATTGGGTAGTACGTGACGATTATGTACTTAGTTTAAGCCCTATGGGATTCCCAGAACAAATTAATGGTTATAAGGTAGTTTATTTTGCAGGATACGAAGTAGTACCTGGCGATTTAAAATTAGCAGTTTTAGACTTAATAGAGTACTACTCACGAAACAATGGCGTGGTTCACAGCACTCGTGACTTAAATCCTGGTACTACACAGATTAATTATGTAGCTTCCAGTAATTTTCCAGCATCGATCAAACGTGTGTTAGATCAATATATGGCAGACTTTTCATGAGTTTAGATAAAATGTCTGCGACGATACGTTCGCACATAGTCTCTAGATTAACTGACGTAATTACTAAAGGTACTGGAGATTCGTTAACTGAGCGTAAATTAAAAACATTTGAGTCCTACACTAGTAGGGATCAAATTAGAAAAGATACGGATACAGTCGGCGGCAGACACGAATCTATAATGAGTAGAGGCTCTTTTGCAGCATTATTGCAGGATATGTCAAAAGCAATTGAAGAAAAAGAGTTATCCGATAAATTAACTGTAGCTGTACAAAATGCATCATTCGATGGTTTTGTATCTTATATCTCAGACGTATACTATAAAGACAAAGAATTTTTGTTAACTGATAACCGACGTGTTAAGAATGGTTTTATATACTCGGGCCCTACGCGAAATACTAAAGAAAGCGTAGCAGTTTTTGCTAAAGCGCAAAACGAAGACGAATCTTTTAAGGATCTTTTATTATTAAAAAATATTCCTCAAGGAAAGATTGTAACGTACTACACTGAGTATATTGCGCAGAATACCCCAGGTATAACAGACGAAGTAAAATCCCAGCTAAGAAAATCTTTACAAGGCGGCCACTTAACTGGCGTTTTTACAGCAAGATTGATCAGAGCTTTCGGACTAAGAAAAGACTCTGCAGGACAAGTTAAATTTAACAATTCCACAAAACAATTAACAGATTTAGAAAAACAACTAGGGGTAGTAGTAGATTTAGTTACTAATGCTGACTTTTTAAGTAGTAATATTGCATTAGACGTTAATCTTTTTACAGAAACTGATAAGCGTTTGTTTTCAAATGCAGCAGAGATACGATTGACAACTGAAGTTCAGTTTGCAAAATTTAATAAGGAAGCAGGAGATTTATTAACAACTGCAGGTACTTATCTATCAAAACTTATTTCTTCTGTTAAGCCTAACGTATCTAATATTGCACAAGAAAAAGCTGCACAAGAAGCTTTTAAGAAACTACTTAGTAACTTACAAAAAGTAAGCTACTATGTAAAAGATAGAGCCCTGCAGTTGCAAAAATTAAATAATACTACAAACCTAGATCCTATACTAGAGAAAAAACTAGTTAAAATACTGGAAAGTCAGCAAACTTTTGATGCCTTAATAAGTACAGAAGGTTCTCCAAGTATGTTAAATCACTTAACTACTATGATGGCAGATGCTGTAGTAGGA